ATCGGCTTCATGGTCGGATGGTCACCATTCTTCTTGGGCTTGTCGAATTCCCAGATGGTGGTTTCCTTCCTGCCGGTGTACCACTGGTGCTTGCCGTTTTTCTTCCAACCGAACAGACAAGGCTCATGCTGCCACTGATAAGGAGAGCGTCCCAGCACAAGGGACTGCTTCTTCCAAATGCAACAGCCGGACAAATAAAAACCCGCATCGGCAAAAGCCCTGCGGAAGTTCAGACCCTCGGTGTCGGCATGGAACACATAGATGGATGCATCATCTGCCATCGCAGAGTGCATCTGCGTGTATGCCGCCAGAAGGAAATTATAAAAGGCATCGTCTGCCATGTTGTCGTTTTTGATTTTGCCTGCGCTGCCTTCGTAGTTGACGTTGTACGGAGGGTCGGTGATGACCAGGTTCGCTTTGGTGTTGCCCATCAGAAGGTCGAAGGTTTCAGCCTTGGTGCTGTCACCGCAGATCAGCCGATGCCGACCGAGTGTCCAGATGTCACCCGCCTTGGAGAAGGTGGGCTTTTCCAGTTCTGCGCCTACATCAAAATCATCATCCTTAACGCCGTCCTTGATGGTGTCCTTGAAAAGGTCGTCAATCTCCGCAGGCTCAAAACCCGTGAGGGACACATCAAAGTCCGCTCCCTGCAAATCAGCAATGAGCAGAGCCAACTTGTCCTTGTCCCAATCGCCGGAGATTTTGTTCAGCGCCACATTCAACGCTTTCTCTTTTTCTTCGGACATTTCCACCACAACGCAATCGACCTCGGTCATACCCATGTCGATCAGCACCTTCAGACGCTGATGCCCGCCGACAACCCTGCCAGTAGTCTTATTCCAGATGACGGGCTCCACATATCCAAACTGCTCAATGGAGCGTTTCAGCTTCTCGTATTCGGCATCGCCGGGCTTGAGATCTTTTCTGGGATTGTAGTCCGCAGGCAGAAGATCTGCCGTGCTTTTCTTTTCGATAATCATACGAGACCCCACTCGGCAAATGCCTCAAAGCCGCCAACCGACTTAATGTAGGCTCTTGCCGTTTCTACGATATCCTCGTAAGGGATGCCGCCAACGGTTTCGTCACCAATGGCGCAACAGAACTCCACGCTCTTGCCAGTCTCCTGGGCCTTGAGCCAAGCATAAATGTTCACGCTGACATCAGCCTTGGAGAGGTCTTTGCCGTGCAGACCGCCACCCGTAACGGAGTCAGCCATATCACTGCCCAGCTTGCGGTTGGTAGCACCCGTATCAACATCAGTGCCACCAGTCCAGTCACCGAGCGGATTTACTACGGCATTGGGATACAGAGAACGGAGGGTGTCGGAAGCAGTTCTACTCTGGCAGATGGTCAGATTGTCACCGTCCAGGATGTACTTACCATCAAAGGGATTTTTCTCGTAGATGTTACGGGCAATGCAAGAGAGGATTCTCTGCTCCTCGGTCATAGGCACGCCCTTGAAGATGCCGTTGTCACCGCAGCGGATGGCATCTTCCTGGTTGCGAGCAAGATGCGCGTCCTGGGGAACGATCACCAGGTCAACATCCAGGTTTCCGGCGATCCGCTGCACAGCGGCAGTTACCTTATCTCTGTTGATGGCGGCAGAGGTTTCAGCAATGATATGGCAGATGCCGTGACCAATGAGAACCTCCACAGCAACCCTGGGGTCAATCTGTGTATCGTATGCGATGTCCACAACGGCACCGGCAATTCTGTCCGCCACCTTATCGGGGTGCGCGGGATTAACTTTCTCAAACATAATTCATTATCCTTTCCTTGCACGAAGTAGTCTCTCCATCACATCATCCTGGGGGCTTGCACCGTTATACTCGCCGGTGCAGTTCTCACGGACAATCTGGAAAATTTCTGACCACAGACGGTTGGCCTGCGTCATGTAGGTATTTGCGATAGCCACATAAGGTGACTGGATGGCGGCACCTGTGGTGGGGTGCTTTGCCAGGAAACCGACCTCGCTGGTAATGGACTCACATTGAATCCAACGGGCGCTTGCCATAGCGAAGCGTTCAATGAGATCGGGAGAAACGATGGCGGCACATCCACGAGCAGACAGCCAGTTCCATGTGGTTTCATAGATTTCGGCGGCGCAGAGTGTGGAGCCGTCTTTTTGCTTTGCGGAAAGGAACTCCTTGGGCTTGGGCATATCCTGTCCTTCCAGATCAGCCGCGCTGTCTTTGAAATCAATTACAGTCAGCGGTCTCTTTCCGGGATTTCCATCCGCAATTTTGTCGGCAATTGGCTTTTTCGGTCTGCCGCCTGTGCCGGGTTTAGGTCCTCTTTGACCCATTTTTTCACACCTCCTTCGTGCCGGGGGCTATTCCCCCGAAAACTTTTGCGATTTTCAACACGTGACCCCAGGCCGCTGCCCGCATTTTTTAGTCCTGGAGATTTTACCCGGCCCTGGCGGTCAGATGTGTCCAGGTCTTTCCTCGGACAATGTCGCTGACGTGGTGCTGGGTAATAGAAAAGACACCCGCAATTTCCTTTTGCGTGTGTCCTGTCGCATACATTTCTTTAATTTTGTAGATGTCTTGCTCTTTCAACTTCGATGCGACTGCCGCCTCACCAAAGCGTAAGCATACAGCCGTGCCGTGACGGATAGAATCCTGGGCGTTCTCCTTTGGCGTTCCCCAGCAGATGTTTGTTGGGGTGTTGTCCAACGGGTTACCGTTCAAATGCCTACAAACATATCCCTTGGGGCGCTCACCAACATAAGCATTGAGAACCAGTTTATGCACCGGCTCGACATGAGTTTTCACGGGAGTACCGCAGTCTCGTACATTGACACGGTAGTAGCCTTGGTGTAAACGCTTGGGAAGTTTGCGTAAATACCCAAGGCGGTCAGAATAGATTTCGCCGTCAACACCCGCGTAGTATCCGGGGTATTGAGGAATTGGTCTCATGCTTACCATTAGCGGTCACCAATTTCGTGATGGATCTTGGTGTGGCAGGAACGGCAAAGGCTCATCAGATTATCCCTTGCGTGTGTACCACCCTGGGAGATGGGTTTCTTGTGATGCACCTCTTCCGCAGGAACAAGCCTGCCTTCCTTTTCACATTGCTCACAGAGGGGGTGCTGTGAGATGTGGCGGTCACGGATGCGTTTCCAGGCACGGCCATACTTCTTGTTGATGTCCGGGGAACGCTCATATTTGTTGTACTGCCTGCGGGCAACGGCAGCGTGTTCTTCACAATACTGTCCATCAGTAAGATTGGGACAGCCAGGGTAAGAACAGGGTCGTTTGGGTTTTGTGGGCATGGGTTCACCTCCTGCGGAACAGTTGACCCAGCTTGTATTTGAGGATGTACCATGCCTGTTCCAGATAGCCAACCTTGCGGTAGCCCATAAACAAGCACTCCTTTCTGGGCAAAAGAAAAGCCCCACAGGATTGCTCCTATGAGGCCGTTCCATATTCTCTTTGGCAATTATAATGATACTACATTTACGATGGGAACTCTACGGAACTTTCGGGAACACTTTTTGCTTTCAGTATTTCCGTCACCACATCAAGTGCGCGGTCATGCATTTTCTGCACCCATTTTCCGCTGTAGTGCATGTCCACAGCAATCTGCTCCCAGGTGTGGAAGCACAGATACCGCTTTTCCAGAAGGATCTGATATTCGGTGTCCTCCACAGCTTTGATCACCGCCACGATTTCTCGCTTCAGATCCACAAGGTGGTCGATGTCCCGGTTGATTTCTTCCTGGAGGTCGATAATCTTACACACGGCATCTGCCATAGTGGAGCCACCGTGGTTGGGGTTTCTGGGCATACCCGTCAGAGTGGCGGTGCATTTGGTGGCGAGGTCATTGAGGGAGGCAACCTGGGCGATTTTTGCATCTATCCGCTGATCGAGGCGGTGGGCTTGGGACAGGTACTCTTTCGTGGTCATGCTGCCACCTCCTGTCTCACCATACGGCGAATACTCGTCATAAGGTACTCACCATCAAGGTCAGTCAGCGTTCCGTACCAGCCGGAACGGAAGAACCGCTCCAAACTGGCGACTTCATCTGCATATTCCTTGTTGTCGGGAAAACGGTGGTGCTGCTTGAGGGCTTTTTTGTAGTCTTTTACGGCCAGTTCTACAATGGCGTTGGCTAATGCCTGATAAGGGGTCATAATTTGTACCTCCGAATTTGATATTCCTCGGATTGGCACAGATTGTCGAAAGTTGTCGATATTTTACTCTGATTTACAGTTCCGCTTTCACGGCATCGATAAGTGCCGTCTGGGTATGCTCCTTTTGGGAGAGGGCTTTCATGATGCGGTGGTCAATGGTGCCCTTTGTGATGATGTGCTGCACCACCACAGTTTCGGAGGTCTGACCCTGCCGCCACAAACGGGCTACGGTCTGCTGATACAGTTCCAAAGACCAGGTAAGGCCGAACCACACGAGGGTGGAGCCGCCGGATTGGAGATTGAGGCCGTGTCCTGCCGATGCTGGGTGGATAAGTGCAACAGGGATTTCTCCGTTATTCCACCTGCGGATGCTGTTCGAGTCATCCAGCCGGGAATGCGGGATATGCAGTTTTTTCAGCCTTGCGGTGATGCGCTCCAGGTCGTGCTTGAACCAGTAGGCTACCAGGACCGGCTTTCCGTTTGCCGCTTCGATGATGTCTTCCAGGGCATCCAGCTTGCGGTCGTGGATATGGACGGTGTTGCCGCCATCGTCATAGATGGCTCCGTTTGCCATCTGGGACAGCTTGCCGGAGAGGGATGCTGCGTTGGCGGCTGTAATCTCACCATCACCCAGAGTGAGAACCAGGTCACGCTTGAGCCCATCGTAATGCTCCCGCTCCTCATCGGAGAGGCGCACCTCGTATTCGCTGCTGACCAGTTCCGGCATCTGTAGGTGGTCATTTGCTTTCATGGAAATGGTGATATCTCCGATTTTTCTGTATATGGCATCTTCCGCATACGGCAGCGGTTTATAGGAGTAGATGATCTGCCCGTTACGCTTGTCCGGCATAAAGTAGTCGGTTCGGTATTTTGTGATGAATCGCCCCAGACGCTGACCCATATCCAGGATGCGGAACTCTGCCCACAGATCCATCAGACCGTTGGAGGCGGGAGTGCCAGTCAGACCAACGATACGGCTGGCCTTGGGTCTGACCTTCAGCAGGGACTTGAAACGCTTTGTGTTGTGGTTTTTGAAGGAGGACAGTTCGTCAATCACGACCATGTCGAAGGTGAACGGGATGCCGCTTTCCTCAATGAGCCATTGGACATTCTCGCGGTTGATGATGTAAATGTCAGCAGGTCGCATCAGCGCCGCTTTGCGTTCATCCGCTGTACCGACAGCCACGGAGCAGATGAGGTTCTGAAGGTGATCCCACTTATCTACTTCAGCCGTCCATGTGTCCCGTGCCACACGCAGCGGTGCGATGACCAGGACGCGATGCACCACGAAGCTGTCGAA